ACTTGCTCCTCAATTTTTGCAATATCGAATCCACATTTTTCTAACGAAGGACTAAAACTCTTTCTGCCCCCGATTATAACTGTTTTCATTATATTTGCCTGTTACTGTATTTATGCGTTCGACTTTCCCATCGGATCATACAACCAACCTAACTTCTCATCGGTCGAATATGAACCAATAATTGTATCATTTGTTTTAGCTATGTAATTGGCTGAATCTTCCTGTTCGATAGTTGCCCCAAGTTTTTCGGCCGCGGCTTTCCATGCCTTTCCTGATCTAAATTTTACTTCACCATTTTGACTGTCTTCTTCAATGCCTTGCTCCTCATACATACCGTTTCCTAATTGTTTTTGTAATTTAGGAAGCATGATTTTACTTGTTATTTCACGCCATTTGTTTATAATTTCTTCACCAACATTTAAGTAGGGGGAACAAACTATAAAGTTTGATTTAATAACATTTGAATCTGTAGATAGGTATTTCGGATCAACTTTATACTTTTTACCTATATAGTCTAGTGCAGTTCTTCCTGCTTGATTGGCAATATCCCTTACTTGACTAATTTCTGCATCTGACAGCCCATAGGTCTTCAAATACTTTATAATAGTTTTTGCATTCTTTGGAGACGAAGTGTCGTAGATCAATAAGTTTTCGATTTTATCTAAAATCGTCTGACCAGCATGACCTTTTTTGTTAGTCACAATACCATGTATATCGCTAAATTTGTCCTCTTCGATACCTTGCTCTTCTTTTGGATAATGATATCCTCTAAACTCATAGAAGTTACCCAATGCTTCAATCTTAGCACAACCGCGTTCCATTGCGTCTGCCGATTTAAACCATGCTTCCTTGGTTACTGCACGTTGTTCTTTTCCTGCAAACACGATGTATCGCACACCGTATGGCTTACCATCGTAGTCATCTTCTGCTACATATGAACTATTCTCTTGACGAGATGTAATTTTGTCAATATACGATTTAGCATCAGCAGGACTACGATGTGCAAAACCCCTAATACTGTTTGGCTGATCTTTATCTTGATGCACTACATACTTATTTGCATAAGCATTATCTTTGCTAATATGATATCCATTGTGTGGCCCAACATAAGAATAGTTACTTTCGTCTTCGGTTACTATTGATTCGTTGCAGTAAAAACCCATCATATCACATGCTGCTTTGCATAACTCATAATACTTATGACCTTTTTTAAAAGTATCGCCGCCGGCAATTAAATAACTCACCATATTTGCTACCGTATCTTTATCAAATTTACCTGCAAATTGGTCAGTTAGTTTATCGGCAATGTCATCTTGGTACGATTCTGTTACTTGCTCTGCTACATCGGTAGTGATTTTTGTGTCTGCTGAATTTAGTTGTGTTGCATAATCTGAGGCTTCTTCTTGTGTCCTAAAGATATCACCTTTAGTAGGGTGACTCACAGCTACCCAACCGTTACCTTCACGCTTGGCCACAATGTACTGGTATTGATCATTTTTGAATTGGTGATCAATCCTATAATTATCGCCAATGAACTCAACTCCAGTACCTCGAGGTTGTTTCATCTCTGTTACGTGTTCTGCTTTATCTTCATTAGATACCAAAGAATACTCGATTCCTGCATAACCATTCGCTGCCGAATTATTCACAGCATTATTTAAGTTTTTAATCAACGATGCGATATTTGTCGGCTTACGGTTGATTTTTGCATTACCTTTCTCATGTTGGTAAGATGCACCAGTTTCTAACGTATATGCAACTTTGTCAATCAACTCGGGCAATGTTCCGACCATAGTAATATTACTTCCGGTTCTATGTTTTTCTTTTTTGATGGTATAGATTGCATTTGGCTTTGCTTCTGTTACTTGTGCATCACTTTCTTTAAACTGTGCCAAGCGTGTTTGTGCTTGCATGGACAATTTAGATTTAACTTGTTTAAATTTATCCCCAGCTTCTTGGAACGAGCCAGTAAATACCGGTGAATCCCCATTGTAAATAGTTGCTTCAGCACCCATTCTATACAAAGTAAATTTCCCGACTCTATCCATTAATGTTCCTGAAGCGCCTTCATCTACTTCATCTTCTGCTATTTCCATATTGCTAGATAAATCATACGGATCTTGATTATTAAATTCAGTATGGTCTTTTTCTTCCGAATCTTGGTTATATATTACACCACCTTCAGAATCCATACCCCAAGTACCAACACATTTTCCATCAATATATGCGGTGCGGAATTCGTGATCGTCATCCCATGGTGCTGATGCTTTACCACCAATTCCGGCAGCTAAGTTCTTAACTGCTTTAATCCAGGCACCCATTGTTTGATACTCTTTTTCGCCCAAGTGGTTTACACTCTCAGTTGTAGAACAAGTTTCTTTAGCTACCTCACGCGGCAAATAAGTGGTTGGATCTACTATACCCTTTACAAATTCTTTAGTATATCTCCCTGCATTTTTAAAATCATTTTCGTTCGGATTAAATTTAGCATTTTTTGCGGCATGGATAGAACCTTTTTCCGCAAGAGCCATACCAACTAATCCACCAATTATTGGATCTTCCTCTAAATTTCCTTTATTTTTTGCTTTAATTTTAGCGAGGATATGTTCTGGCGAGAAGTTAGCAACACTTTCCGAAAATACTTCATCTGCAGAATTGCCCCATTTCATACTAGGATCAATTGCACCTTCTGGACTACCATGATTGTCTTTGTCGAAGGCAGCAAAAATATTTCCTTTATTAAATGCAACTGTTCCTCCCGCTGAGTGACGTTTGAAATTACACGCTGGATAAATCTTACGACATTTATCATACCATTGATCAAAATCTTTTATACCCATCTCTGAGCCCATGATCGATTGTGAAGCAGGTCTAGTTTTTTGATATGGAGTTTGTTGAACTTGTGGGCGCGGATTTAATTCGTCGTTGAATGTGTCGGTTAGATCCTCATCTATATCACCTGTACGGGCGCGGTGTGCGGCTAAATCTGCTGGGCTTACTACCACGTCTTCATCATCGTTGTAATTATTAGAACGGTTAGCATCACCATCACCAAAAAGTTCGTCATACTCGTCGCCAAATTCTTCTGTTATTGGACCAAAATTATGTGTTGCCCATGTTATGGCAGAAGACTTATCTGCAAACGGACCTTTAACTTCGTAATTTTTGTAATCGCCGTAAATATACCCCATAATGTCATCGGGAGTAAGATAACTCATATAAGTTGAACTTCCCCAATTGGTTGGTTCCGGTCCAGCAACCGTACTTTCGTGCCATTTGCTACCATTTTTACTAACACAACCAATAAAAGTTGTATTTTCTTCTTCGTCGTATAGTGCAACATAGAATTCATCGTTGTTATCTTCGCTATCATAATCTTCTGTAACTTTTTCAACTAATCCTAAATATTCGGTATCAATTACCTTATAACCGCGTTTTTTGTAATATTGAACTGCACGGTTAGTAGCATCAACTTCATTACCACCTTTAACTTTTATAATCTTTTGTATTTCTTCTTTACGCATTGTTACCGCAGTGGCATTTGGATCAGTTACAATTACTGTAATACGGTGCGTTACAGGTTCGTCCTCTTGTTCTACATCGTCTACACCGGTAGCACCACTTTCAGCACCTTGGTCGGCAAACATTTCGGTAACCTCGGACGATTTGTTGACGCTTTCATCCCATTGTTTTCCGCCATATCGACCTTCATCATTATCTGCATATGACTTTTTATATTCTGCTATCTCTTTTGGGTCAGTCAACGCGATCCTTTTGCCATCTACCGATTTATTCGGGATGCATCCACGATGATAGTGGGCATCTGCACTACCGGCTTCGGCTGCATTACGATTTCTCGAGTCGCCCTCAACCATTTTATTTTTCGTTGAAGATTGTTTAGATAAAAAATGTTTTAATTTTAATACTGCATTTTTAAATGCAGGATCTGACTTTCTACCCCACGACTCGGTATCTAACGCACCAACTGCATTGATCATAGACCGATCATGGGTGTTTGATCGAACATACGAGTCAAGCTTTTTCCATAAGTCAGCATAAAATGGTGTAAACCCGTTATCTTCATACGAGTCATCGCCACCGTGGCTATCGTAATCCTCTTCTTCGTCACCAGAATAAATTTGATCACGGGCATTACCATATCCATTGTTGTAATAGTCATATTCCAATCTACCCAATGCGCGAATAGCTTCTCCATACGGAGTTTCTGCTTCTCCCGACAATGGAACATGTTCTTTCCATTTTTTGTCAAACTCTGGATGTTCTACCCATTCAGTTATTTTTTCTCCCCCAATATCATTAGAATCATTTTTAATTTTTTTATTTTTACGGTTGGCAAAATCCTCATTGACTTTTTTATCTATCTCATCGGCCCAAGATTTCGAAGATTTCTTACCTTTTTCGACATATTTAGAGTGGTAATCTTTAAGTTCTTTTGCACCAGCTGCTGAAATTTCGCCAGAACTTTTTGTTTCTCGACTAACTGTCGGGCAATTTCCATTAGTTTGAATCTTTTTGGCGCCACTACCATTATGACTCACCCATACACAGTGATTACCATTAGCATCATTGCCGTGTCTATGTGCTTTATAACCATCTCCTAGATCTAGTGTTTTTCCACCGCTAGATCTAGCGACTTTACCGATTGTACTTTCTTTCAACAATTTCTTACCATTGGCTATTGTTTTTGAAGCATTCAAGGTTTTAGATTTTGCTGGTGCTAATCCGTTATTGAGTACTGGCTTACTTTCAATTTTGGAAAGTTTGTCTAAAAGTTTTCTTAATGGCATATCATTATTCCTTAATTTTTACTACTTTGGTTTTGTATGGGGATGTGGTGGATTGCTTAATATCGTTAGTAGTTTCTGCTTTTTTAGCAATATCTTTAGATGCAAATTCTGTCTTTCTTGATTCTAATTCCTTCAGCAAACTATCTACTCTTTGTTGACCTACTTTGGGCTGACCACCAGATATTGATTCAATGTCCTTAGTGAGTAAGGGCTCGTATTTTTTATTAGATTCTTCGTCTTGTGCGCTTTCTTCACGCATAAGTTCCTCTGGCTGGTCTTTTGGAGTGACTACAATGTTTGCTGCTGGAATTCTACCATGAGTCGATAATGCTTGTCTAACTTGCTCATCTGTACATGGATAATTTAACGATGCCATAATTAACGATATCTCACAAGCACCAAAGCTCGGAAAATCTAAACTGTTATTTTGAATAGGTAATGACTTTGCTTTGCTAATACTTGCTACATCAAAACTCTCAAGGCTATGCTCGATTTTATCCATCACATCTGGTGTGATTTCTATACATGCGATTTTTATCCTAAAGTCGTAAGTTTCTTTATTTTCTCTCATGTAATGCGTTAAAGATTTTATCATTTCTATTTTCCTTTGTTCATATTTACTATTTATGCTTTTCGCAAGAAAAGGTGATTATTGGTTTGCTTTTTGATTAGCTTCGGCATTAGCTGCCAGTACCTCTTTTAATAGGGTATTCCTGTCAAGTATCATCCCTTCTCCGGAAATTGTTTCTTTTTCTGGGTCTTTTGCTTCTTTATTCTTTGTCGCCACATCTAATCTAGCTTTCTGCAACTGTAAGCTAATCATCTTCAATTTTTTGTCCATTTTAGCCGTTTTGGCTGTGATGGCATGCCCAAGCAATGCGGTAGCTGATTGTAATATCGGACCACTGAATCTTGGATCTACATTCATACTAAGCTCCATCATATTTTTAAAGCTATCTTCTGCTAATTTTGCCAAACTGTCCATTTCTGCATCGCTGGCTTCTAAATCGCTTACTGTGGGTAGAGCAAAATCTATTTTGTCCATAACGGTATCGGTAGCTTGTAGCATATCTTTTGATTCTTCAATTGTTGAATTATACTCGGCTATTTCTTCGGTTGAAATTTCTGGTTCAGGATCGAACATGCTTGGGCCTGGTGGTAGCTGAAATAAATCTTCTAATTTTTTAGACATGGTGCTTCCTTTTAGGTATTTATACTTTTTGAAAAGGAAAGAATTATTTTGAACCAGCGAAGAGCTGATGCTCAGTTAGAACGCGAAAGGTAAGCCCTTTATCTGCACAAAAAATACGAGCAGATGCCCATTTAGCCATATTGACTACAGCCGCGGCTTGATTTCTCATACCTTTGGCATTTTCTAATACTGCTTGCCCTGCAGGTTTGATTTCAATAATCTCTGCATGAGTAACTCCATCTTTGTCTTGGTATATGATTAGAAAATCTGGAACATAGGTTGTTTTTTTCCCTGTTAGCGGATTGTGATAGGGGATACGGATTGACTCGCTGGACCATTGCAGAATAGAAGGATGATTATCTAAGAACGTCATAAACGCGGTTTCCCAGGAACTTCTGGCATATGGTAATCCTTTGCCAATATATTTTTCTGGGTGACGAGGGGTAAATATCGCTTGGTGGTATTTTGCCATTATGGTAGAATGCTCCTAACGATATATTTATTTGGTGGTGGACTATTGCTTAATCCTAAATAACTAGTGCCGACACGATTTAGATTTAGGAACATCACTAAGTAGGAATTAATTTGCCCTGGTGGTAATTCAACAAATTGCTGGAATACCGTCATTACGTCTAAACTTTGCGCTTTTGCGGTGTATATAAATGCTCGTGCCATCGCAATACCATTAGTTTTATCACCAGATAATTTCTCAAAAAACGATGTGATTGCATTATCCTCGTTTAGCGAAACATCAAATGATGGATTATTTACACTTATATTATTGAAATAAGATGCAGTTGAGTTTTGCTGAACAGAGTTTAGGTTATTTGGTATCATTACTTAGGTTCCTTCACCCCATGCCCCAGATTTTGCTAATTCTTCCGTAACAGACTGCTCAGTTTGGCCGTTTGGAAATTGATTAACAAAATCGGATGCTTTGGCATTTGCAGAAGCTACCGATCCACCAGAAGATAATGGTATACCTTGGCCAGTAGCCAATGTCCCAACTTGCGGTACTGATACCGAGGCAAACGGATTTGCTCCCCCACTTAATATCGATTTGGCTATATTTGTGGCTTCGGTTTTTGCCATATTCCCTAAATTGGCGCCTTTTAAATTATTTGCGACCTTAGCCAACCCTAATACTCCGGCTGTACCACTAGTTGATAATCCACCGATTGCGGCACCTAATCCGCCAGTCCCAAATAGTGTTCCCCCACCGCCACCAGCAACCGTCAATGGACTCGGAGTTTTATCATAATTCGGACCTTGAGCAAAACCATCGATAACTGATTTTCCATTCACGTCCGATACTGTGCCCATACCATACGATATCGATTCATATTCTATCGTCATAGTATGCGATAATGTACCAGAACCTTCCGATGCATTATGCTCTCCGTGACCAAATGAGGAAATGATTGGATTTATAATAGCATACTCACTGAACTGTTTATTATGCAAACTGTAGATATAGATATTATTTATATATGGTGGTGGATTTGGCATGATGGTATTTGTTGGTATACCATTTACCGAATTACGTATGGTATAACCCCAATCTGCATATTTAGAATCTCTAGGCCTAAACATTTCAGTATGCATTGAGTTCATCGCAGTTTTATCTATTGATGTGCTATTCCCACCAGCATTAGTAGTAGCATAGTCGCTAGATCTATAATAATAGGTATAGTAATCATACCAAAAATTGCGGATTATATTTGCCGAATCATCGTGAAACGTAATTGTAATTGGATCATAATCTATCTTAGATTGAATTATATGCGGTCTATTATATGCATTATATTTTTTAGTTTCGATTTTAAATTTCGGCAAACCCACTTGTTTAACTAACATCCCTATTTCTTTTTGATTTTGATACATGCCATTAAACATATTATTTTGTATGACTAACGGATTAAAATCAAATAATACATAAAATAGATATGAACTTTTTGGTGCTCTAGCATAATTATTTGAGCCAAATATTTTTGAAGCGTGATTCCAACTTACTAGATTATTATGAGAAATTAACGAATTCAATGCTTGTTGCCAAAATCCATTGTTTGCTGGTCCAGATGTTGGTTGCGGCGCAGATGCTTTTGCCAACGGAATTTGTTCTCTGACTGCCGCCTGGGCTGCTTGAATTTCTTTAATTGTTGATACTGCGGCCGGTGTCGAAGTAGTACTTGCCGAATTGGATTGAAATGCTTTTATTGTTTCTATCTCTACTACTAGAGCAGACAAATTCTCGGCTGCATTAGTTTGCATTGCGGATTTTAGATCCGCCTTCGATTTAACTAATTTTGCATTTGCTACCTGTACTGTTGCAGCAACCGCATTTAGATTATCTTGGGCTATCTGAATTGTTGCTGCATTTCCTGATGACTTAGCCGAAGATAATGCCGCATAAGCAGATGCTAAATTTATATTAGCCTGTTGTTGCTCCGCTAACGCTATTTCTTCATTTTTTTGTGCTTGTAGAATAGTTGTCATATACGGTATTTATGCCGGAGAAAAAGGAGACATTTTAAGTCTCCCATCTCTAAATGCTATAAAACCTTATATTGCGCTTGAACCTAATGTTCTACCAACACTAGTACCAATACCAACACCTGGTGCCACTTGCATTGCGTTATCGAACTTGATGTCTATGCCAATTTCGACGATACTATTTTCTTTGTAACTCATTTCACCATATGTAACGCCAGTTAATAAACACCCATACATTTCCCATTGATCTAATGTTGTGGCAGCATTCGCTCCATTACCACCGTCTAGAATCTCAAGAATTGTGGTGAACTTATAATCGCCACCAGAAGCTGCCGACGATTGTTCCGCAAAGTCGAATTGCTTCTGTATTTGCTGACCAACCAGTTTAGATACGTTGCCCTGTGCATCATCACGTAGTGTACATTTTACATCCTCCCACGTCGGTTTTCCAATTAAATTGATTTTGCTATTATACACATCAATAGTAACTGGATCAAATTTTGGGTTTGGTCGAGAAAATGTACTTACTTGTTTTGTTAATTCGGTTGTTGTTGCATCAATTCCAAATCCAACAAACGTAACGCGAAAGCGATACGCCATCTTTGGCATTAACATACCTTGGGTTGCACCATCTGCTGTTGGAACTGTGAACTTAGTCAATGAGCTTATCGCCATTTTTATTACTCCTTTATTTATTACCTCTATATCAATATTTATACAAAATTTTTAAATTCTAAAATATTAACAGTATTTAATTATATACGTATATAATAGGGGCGTTTTAAGCCCCTATATATTTCTTATTGCGATCCGCTTGCTTTGATTGCTCCCGGATTCATTAAACGAATCGGAATGTAGATATACTCAACATCGCGGGCAGGTTCAATCGCAACGTCTACATACAACTCATTAGCCGCAATGACTGCTGGTGTGTTATTTCCACCATCGCATTGGACAGAGTAATCGTAAATTCCGCGTTTAACTACCAAGTCATTCAATACACTCGAAATAACTTGAGAAATTTGCTTACGTGTGATTGCATCATTTGGTTCAAACAAGAATGCATCGGTAACTTGAGCAAATACAGCACGAATATAGTTAACTAAACGCGCCACGTTAACACGATCCATTGAAGTAGTTGTACCACTACGAGTTAAGTTACCCCATAATGTAATCCCAACGCCCGGCAATATTGTTAATGGATTGATATTATTTGTATATAACGAGTCACGCATACCTTGATGGATACCATTACGCACAAATGAACCTGTTCCTGCATCAACATAACCAATATCAGACATGTTATCAATCAAACCACGACGTGTACCAGCATAAGCAAACCAAGGATACGATACATTGTCACTCTTAATTGCAGCACGTAATACCGCATGACTTGCTGGAACCACTACTGTATTTCCGGATAAGTCTGTGGTTAACCCACTTGGGTAATAAACAGCCATATATGGGTCAGCGGTCGATAAACCAGTACCTGTTGCGTTATTTGACCAATTAGTTGTGTCCATAGCATTAACTGGTAATGTCATTGGAGTATCACCAATTGTAAATGCAGTGTTAGCACGGTCGTTATTTAATGCAACCATTTGAGTAATCAACTCTGGGTAACCTGGACAAGCAATTAAGTTAAAGCGGAACGACTCTTCACGCAATGTCTCGTTAGTTTCAATAGCTGCATTCAATGCTTTTACTACCATTTGACGTTGGGCACCTGCACCAGAATATGGAGCACCGGAATTTTTCAATCCACTTGAAGTTACCCATGTTGCCGATTGTGCTGGCAATGTTACATTTGGGAATGAAGTTGAATTAAAATATTCTGACTCATAACGTTTTACATTGTATCCAGAACGTCTAGTATTGAACAATAATGCACCACGAGGATACAACCTGTGATCCGGACAATCCAAATCTACATAATTGCTTGTTAATAGTGTAGTGATAGATGGGAATGTACCGGCTGCTGGATCTGCTGTACCAGTAGCATCCCAACGTGCATCAGCAAATACGATACCGTTTTGATCTACTGAATCTGTGTTATCAATCTTAACCCACGATGCACCGTTAAATCTAGAAATTACTGGGAAATTTACTAAGTCTACTGACGAAGTGCTAATCCACAAATCACCCTGCACTAATGAAGTGCTATCCGATTGTGTAGTAGGAGCAATAGGCGCTAAAATAACACCAGCTGGGTCCGTGTTCACTAAGTTATAACCACGAGCATCTCTCGATACGGTTTGGTATCCTTTCCACCCAGTTGTATCGTTAATCATAATATCAACGTCCAATGGTCTATTGTAGAACCAATATGTACCATCTGCTGGAGCAGTATATGGGGTAGTCGATGCATAGGTGTAAATTAGCGGAGTAAAGTTGCTCAATAGTAAACCTGTTGGAATAACTTGTACGCCAGTAGTTGCTGATGTAAATCCAGCAGTAGTTAACGGAGTTCCGACTACGTTTGCTAATAACAACGACCCACCTTGAGTATGACTAAATGTAATTGCGCCATTTGCGCCAACCGAAGCAGTCACGTTAGGGATATTTGCTGCCAAAACTGCCGAAACTAGATCAGTCGATTCTACACCGCCCAATGTAATGGTAGCAGACACCGTCGTTGCTTGTCCTGGTAATGTAGCAGTAATAGTGAATGAGTCATTTAAAGTAAAGACTAATGGTACCGTTGGCGTTACTCCCGCAATATTTAATGGTCCTTGTGTAGAACGGATTAAAGGACGGAATGAAACTGTGCCATTTCTCAATGCATCTTGCTGTATATAAATTGTTCCAGACTGGATTTGGTTTCCGCCAGCACCAGAATCCATCGCATAAATTGCAGCGGTATCATCCGAATAAATCGGAGTAGAGATTGGTGTCCACGATGCTGTTGAAGAATTGTATTCTGTTATTACTAAATTTGCACCAGTGCCGAGCAATGAAGTCTTAACCCAAACGCTACCCGATGGTCTTGGTGTCGTATCGGTTGTTCTCCAATTTGGAACAGAAACATAACCACCAAACGAAATAGTTGGGCTTGCATAAGTTCCAGCCGTAATACCCAACGCAACCAACGATGGTGTTGTTCCGTCAGTAATTGAAATTAATCCATCAGCTACAGAACCATTGCTCTTTGCTTGCGCAGTAGCATATAATACTAACGATCCATTAACTACCGAAGCAGTTACTCCAGGAATCACAGCACTATTGATTGTCGAAGCAGCTAGAGAAGCAGATGTTCCGGCTACTGTAATAGCTACAGTATTGATTGTAAAGTTTGGGGCTAACGAAGTACCCGGAGTAATTGTAGGATTAACTACTGTTCCAGATACCGTTGACCAATTATTTTGCCACTCAGCAGATCCAACCTGTACCCAAGCGTTATTTGAACCTTTGTAAAAAGTAACATTGTATGGGCTTGCTACTACGGTTGCATAAGATCCTACTGTACCAACGGTAGCATTTGGTGTTGGAACTCCACCAATAAGAGTAAATTGCGATGCATCCGAAATCAATAGAGGCATACGATTTACATAAGATTGCGTTACGGCATTCCATTCGTAAATACCAAATAATGACTTAGATAAATTCATCCAATATGTGCCATTTGCCGGAGCACCAATAGGGCGAACTGCGGTTCCTGCTAATTGATTTAAATCGATATCTGCACGTAACACATACATTAGGTTACAAACACCCAATGCCGAGTATGCTGTCATCAAACCATATTCGTTTGTTTCTGCGGCATTTAATGGAGTGCCTGCCGAACTTGTTTGGAATATTGGGTTACCAAAGTTAGTAACTAAATCGCGTTGACTTGTTACTGCTACAAGTTTACTTGCATAAGTTGATGTTGTGTACGGAGCAATAGTTCCGTTAAAAGTTTTGTTTTCTGCGGTTGCTAATAACACAAACGGTACCGAACCAATATTTGCCGAAGCGTAATTTGATTCGTCGATTATAGTTATCGATGTTCCTGGGCTGACTAGAATTGCCATTTTGTTCTCCTAAAATATTTGAAATACTTGTATTGCACGTTTACAGTATTTATACTTCTGGCAAAAAAAGTGACGTTTGGCATGCACTTTATCAAGTGCAATGCTAAATAACAGTATGCTAGAACGAATAATTTGCCCATGCTGTGAGATCAAACTGGTTGCCATAAATTACTATAAGAATGGTAAGGTATATTACCGAAAGAGATGCGATCAATGCACCAGAAAGAAAAAATCACCAAAACCACCTGCTTGGGTTAGGTCCGGTTATAAGAAGAAGGAAAAATGCGAACGATGCGGAAAATTGATAAAATTTGAAGAGGCTGCGGTAGTATATCACATTGACGGAAATATAAAGAATGCCGACAAATTTAATTTGAAGACGATTTGCTTGGTGTGCGAGGTTGAGTTAAATCATAGTAATACCGGGTGGAAACCAGGAAGATTGGCTCCGGATATTTAGATCAATTGGTTGACCTGTATGGATAAGTCTAAAAGAGATCCGTTATTATCAATAATCTTATCAAAATCGTAACTCGCCCACTCCCATTCGCTTGAGTGAATATCGTGTCTTTTCATTTGTAGTACTTTTTCCGGAGTTGCTATTGATACATCAGAGGCCATAGCCCACCAATCTGGATCTGGACCACGTTTCACCCGTATCGTTACTGCACCCGAGTTTTTGAGAAGTTTAAGTTCGTTTAAAAATCTGGCATCAGAAATAACTATATTTTGACCTTCTGCTCTTCTGAGTTTGTTTTCCAAACTAGCAACCCATATATCTTCGTGGAAGAACGGGCGTAATACATCGGTACCAATATATTGCAATACCCATCTTGGAGTTAGTTTGGGGATATTAAGGCGTTTTGCCCACCATTCATCTACTTCTTCTCGAGCTAGTCTTGCTTCGGGAGTTTTTCCTTCTAAAATTTCCCTATCCCAACCGAAAATACTTGCGGTCGCATCCTTTAACGAAGATGCGAACGATTCGCGTTTAAACCCGTGTTGGTTAACTAATATATCGGCTACAGTGTCCTTGCCGGACCCAATCAATCCACTCAAACTTACTATCATCTTATTCTCCCAATATATTTAGATTAGCAAAATATATCAGAAGATTCAAATATTTTGAGCAAATTACCCAATGATAAATGACAACGGAGTTTCTCCGGCAGTAAATTGCGTCAATTCAATCATCAATTTATCTAATCCGGCTTGTGCTTCGGCCTTCATAGCTGCCCCGTTTAATGCGGCTCCTCCTGCAGGACCATTAATTTGCGCAAATAACTCACGTGCTTCACCAACTGTGTGCTTGCATAGCTCATACGAGTAATCTTGAATCCACGCGAATGCTCTATTATCATTCAAAATTGCTTGATCTGGGCGAAAATTAGATACTTCCAATAATACCGATTCAGAACCAAATTCTCCTGGAAATTTACGATGAATAACTAATTTTCGAGTTCCTGGATCATAGTTAAATGTGACATACCCACCAAACATAGTCATAGTTAGTTTTTGATAATCGACGAATAGTTCGTAACTCAATAAGCCACCAACTCGTCCAGAAACCAGCATATAGGTGTTTAGAAATCCAGAGCTAAATGGCTCAAATTGCGTCGAATTTTGCAACCCACCTAAACCACGGCGATTGATTCGTTTTACTGCGACGATTTCTTTTGGTAAAATGTATTCTTGTGTATCCGGCAATATGTCTAAAAACGCATACGATTCCTCAACTGAGTTAGATGAACGTTGACGGTATCTAACTAAGGATTGTCGGATTGCGGCAGCATAATCTGATGGATTAAGCTCAACATCTATCATCGAGTTACCAAGACGAAAGTTGACGTATTCTATAATTTCTTGATGCTTTGCACTCAACGATGTAATCGATAGTGGATCTGGTTGTATATGTCCCGGTCCCATAATAGTAGTAACTCCTTTTCTAGTTACTACTATTTATACCTGGTATCGGGTTATTCGACTTTTAGCACTAGAATGTCTTCACTCAAGCGCCCGTTTAGTTTAGTTTCGGTTGCCCTAATATCTTTCAAAAATGTGCGCAATTGTACTTTTCCAGATTTCATAAAGTCCTTCAATTGAATTTCTGGCTTCCGTAATGTCTTTTGTACGCTTTGCATCTCACTATGTCCAATAATAGAAGTACCCTTTATACTCAACGATCCTGGTGTTTCGGATACATATTTGCCCAATTTTCTATATTTGGTTTGATAAACCCACACTACACTGGCACCAAGCACATCTGTAATCGGCACACTAACTAATTTCAGTTCTTTACTTTCCTTCATATATTTCACTTTAGCTACAAGTTTTTCCTTAGAAGGGGCTTTCTTTACTCTTACCGCACGGGTAGTTTTCTTTACTGCGGCATATGAGTCGAGATCGGCCATCAATTTCACATAAAACGCGCCGATACGTTTGATATCTTTGTTCTTCAAAAACGCATACGCCTCATTTAGTTGGTCATCTTGCCCAGTCATATATTCTGACATTGCATCGATTTGCTTTTGAAAATGCGCCCTAACTTTGCTTACGTGGGCTTGCACCAAATTTTTGGATGTTAGAAATTCATAAATATTTAATACTTCTTTGTCGTTATAAGCATTATCCACTTGACCTTCAATTTCGCCGATAATTTCTGCGGTCTTTTCATTTAGCCGATCTTGAATGGTTGGCGGTTTGTAAGTTGATTTCTTCTCGTCTTTTGGCTCATCTTCACCTCGAGTAAGATCTATTGCCCGTTTAATTTTTTCAAGTATATAAATCTTATGATTTTCTTTGAGTGGCATACCTGCTTCAACGGCTTTGATCAAACTGCACACTGTCATCGGAGTCAAACTATCCGACGATCTAATATACAACGATAAGTCAGTTTTGGATAACTTAGCATTTTCATTGACCCAAGCATCCACATGTTTCTTGGTATCCTTTTGAGTATAGAAATAGTTGTAATAGGTCAAACTTTGACGCAAATGGTGATCAAAAACCTCATCTTCAAAGGTTAGTGCGCGATCATAATCCCAAATTGGCTCTGTTCCCATGTGTTTAATTTCATAGGCTGTGCCATTATGTGTTGATTTATGGACTTTCTTTTTTGCCGGCGCATTGACTGTTACTTTAATCGATACCGGTTTGCTTACTACTTTTGCTTTTGCCATGTCATACTCCTAATATATTGTCTAAAAGTTTTGCCATCTTGCCAAATTTTGTCTTGCATTATCCAAGCAACTAATCGCCAATAGAACCAATGCCCTAGCAATTTTCGGGTTAAATGTGATAGTCTGTACTGTATTAATGGCTTGAATATTTGATACATAATCTATTATACATTTAATTTTGACCTTTGTCAAGCCCAACGTAATGTGAAAAATACCGCATCTTGTTCTTCTACAAACCAAAACTGCCCATCATCATAGCTATTCAGAAATTTATCGCCAAACTGCTCCCGGCACCATCCATCTGCGTCGAACCAGTGTTGCCTCGCAATAGTGACCGGATAGCCGTATGTTATTCCGTTTTCGATAGTTCGCGTTATCATAACCACCTCAATGCGAATAATGTTGCATCTGCATCGTTGGCAAAGCGACAATCTATCACTTCACCATTATCGGTATCTCTGTAATATGGTTCCCAATACCACCTCGCACCCGACTCCCCAAAATTATCAATACACCAATCACGCATTGCAGCAAAGTTGATTATAGACTGGCGAGGAATAGAGACCCTAGTCATGCCGATAATACCGCGATCAATACCCATTGTTCGAATTGGGATATTTGATCGTTGACTTCGATCAATTGTTCTTTGACGTTATTTCCAGAACTACCTTGAGTTCTACGTTGCACTAATTCTAATTGCGACAATTTTGTTATAGCTTGATTGATATTTTGCAGCATTTTCCTAGCATCGCCCGCAGTTCGCGGATTTTTGATTGATGAAATCTCCGACTTTAATGCTAGTTCTACATTATACCAGTCTAGCGAATTTGTAATTTCGGCAGTCATATTTCACCCAATTTTAATTTTGCTAATCTTTTTCTTAATATTAGATACTTGTTCTTTCATGCGTACCAATTTCTTAATTCTTCTATTTAGGTCTGGATCAATATCTCGAGTATGCAAACTACGCAAATCGTGTAAATAGAGTTCAACATTACCGGCGAACTTGTTAATCGAAAATAGCAAATTAGGCACAATGTAACTTCTAGGATAATTTGTAATTTGACTATTATATTTCAAAATATCATTACTGTTGTTGATTATCTTCTTATATGTGGATCCAAACTGCCAAAACAGGTTGAGATCAATATTAAGCAGCCCAGCCATTGTTTCTGTTTGACCTACTATCTCACTTATTAGCATTGATTCTCTCAATTTCCGCATCTAATATTCTTCTTATATGGTCTAATCGCAAATCTTCGATAACTAATTCCTCGCGCATTTTCTTCCATCGTTCAAGCATATCTAGGGGAATCGCAGTTCCCGATTTAGTGCGTACTTCGGTATTTCCAAATTCATCTTTGTACTCGTATAGTTGCATATCGACTCCTTACTGTATATTGGCTATTATACATGTATTTACACCAAAAGTCAAGACCTATTCTAAAATCTACGCTAAATACATGATAGTAATGGAGAATCGCAATGGGCAAACTGTCAATGTACAAACCAAATAGGGGCAAAAACTTCAAATTTATTGATGATAAAATCCGACAACTTTTTCGCATACAAAGCGCCGAGTTTGCCATTCATAAATATCTTGGCCCAATAGATCAAGGAATCACTGGTGACCCAACACAACCCGGCAACCCAACACAATCAGTAACCAGCATTCAAGATATTTTATTTCTCGAGAATAGAGATCGTAAATATGATACCAGCGTTTATATTATGCGAGGACATTATACTAGATCCGATAACGATTTCGACCTAACACAATTTGGTATCTTCCTGCAAACCGGCACGGTAGTTATGAATTTTCTAGAGTCCGATATGATCGATATCCTAGGGCGACGTTTGATGAGCGGAGATGTTATCGAATTTTTACATTTGAAAGATAATCATGTATTAGATTCGACCACTGCATTGAAACGTTTCTATGTATGTGGCGATTGCTCGTGGGCAACAGAGGGATTTGATATTACTTGGATGCCGCATTTATGGCGTGCAAAAATGAATCCATTGGTAGATAGCCAAGAGTATAAAGATTTACTCAGCAATATCAAAGTATCAAATACATTAGGACCAATGGGTACGTCACTGCCTGCGGGTGGCTCATCTTTAGCCGATATAATGAGCAATTATAACAAGTATATCAATATTAATGAAGCTGTGGTAGCAGAGGCCGAACTTAATGTACCAAAAAGCGGATATGATGTTACTTCAATTTATACACCACCAGTAGATGCCAACGGAGCAGTTGCATTATCGCAAACCAGCGCAGATGCGGTTCAAAATACCGCAGATAGACCACTTACTGCTGATTCTGGATCATATAGCCCGACACCCGAATTTAATCCTACTGGCTATTTAACAGGAGATGGTATCCCGCCAGATGGGTATACCGTAGCTGCCGGAGTAGAATTTCCGGGCAACTCAAGTAAAGGCGATTATTATTTACGTATGGATTATTTGCCAAATCGGTTATTTAGATATGACGGTAAAAGATGGCTTAAAATGGAAGACTCGGTTCGCACAAATCTAACGAACGGTGACCCAAATAACCAAACATGGAGAAATAGTTTCATCAATAATACCGATACGTTGCGATTAAGCAATGGCGATACAGTTCCGGTATTACAGCCGTTGAATCAAATATTACGACCAAAAGCGAATTATTAAAGGAGCAAATAATGGCATTAAATCAATTTCAATATTCCGGACAAGTAAGAACTTACTTGGTTCAATTTATCAGCATGTTCTCACATTTTACTGTAGAATTCGGAAAAGATAAAAACGGATTCGTCGCTTATCAACAAGTCCCTGTTATCTACGGTGACTCAAGTAGGCAAGCCGCGACGATCATTTTTGGTAATTCTGAGAACTCATTACCCACCGTGCCAGCAATGTCGGTTTATATCACTGGTCTAGAGTACGATCGACCAAGGATTATGAACCCAAGTTTCGTCGGAAAAGTTTCATTGCGTGAGCGGGCATTCGACTCTGCTTCAAATACCTGGCTCAATAATCAAGGTAATACGTTTTCTGTCGAACGACCAATGCCAGTACCATATAAATTATCGATTAAGGTAGACGTGTGGGCAAGTAACACGGTACAAAAATTACAAATATTAGAGCAAATTTTACCACTATTTAACCCAGATTTTGAAATACAAAGCACCGATAATTATCTAGATTGGGGTAGTTTAACTATGGCCATTCTACAAAGCGTCACTTGGTCTAATAAACAAGTACCAAATAATGACAATACTATTGATGTGGCCACCCTAACATTTGAGGTTCCAATCTGGATTTCATTACCAGCAAGGGTATCGAAGATGGGTGTTATACAGAAAATGATTGCTTCGGTATTTGATGCTTCTGGTCAACTATCAATAGAATTGACCGATATGGCATCAAATGCTATATTAGCTAGACGCGCATTTAGTCCGATGAATTATGGTTTGGTATATTTAGGTAATGCAGTTCAGCTATTTCGGCAAAATAATATAGTAAATGATGGGTTTGAGGGTGCATCCATTGACCAAGATAATGCTATAATAAATGACTGGAAACCATTAATTGACTTACTTGGATCTACATTAGTAAATGGTACAACTGAATTGAGACTAACACAACCAAATGGTAATTCTGTGGTGGGTACTGTAGCGTATCATCCCACGGATAGTTCATTATTGCTGTTTATGCCATTCTCTAATTCGTTACCAACTAATACTATTGCGCCAATCAGCGCAGTTATTGATCCGTATAACGTACCAGTAGATGCTATGATTTTGAATCAACCAATCGGTACTAGATATTTGATTTTAGATAATATTGGTAGTGTTGGGAATTCTTCAGAAGCATGGGGAGCATTAGTTGCACAGGCAAACGATATTATCGAATATAACGGATCTAGTTGGTTTGTATCGTTATCTGCTTCGACTCAAACTGCGGCACAATATACCACAAATTTGAAGACTAATTTGCAATACGTATTGAGTGATGGTATATGGAATAAATCTATAGAAGGTGCGTATTCTTCTAGTGATTGGACTATTGTATTCTCTTAGGAGTTATATGACGAACGAAGAATTAAAAGAAGAAGTCGATAAATTGATTGCGATGCTAGATCGGATGATCTTAGAATTAGAATTGAAAAATGCAACAAAACATTAGAAGGTGGTATGGGAAAATCTAAAACCGAGTTGAAGGAAGCCGCCGGAGCACTAATATATTCACGCAAAACCAAACGCTATCTATTTCTATTACGCGATGGCGCTAAGTATTCTGGTACATGGGGGTTAGTTGGTGGTAAATCTGATCCTGGAGAACGAGTAGTAGAAGCGTTATATCGAGAAATTATCGAAGAGATTGGTATTGATTTATCGCAGTTTAAAACCATACCGTTAGAGACATTTACCTCAGAAAATTCAAAATTTGTTTATTACACCTTTGTTATTTCAGTAGAGGATGAGTTTGTTCCTATGTTAAATCATGAGCATCGAGGATTTGCCTGGACTCACCTTAATGATCATCCTCGACCCTTGATTCCGGGAGTTTGGCGGACTTTTTCGTTTCAGGTTATTATCAACAAGATTAAAACGTTGGAACTGGTTTTATAGTTCTGCTGAACAGATAATAACGCCGTACCCTATGAACCCCATTGCTCCATTGGTAGCCGCTACCGTAGTTACGCCTATCTCACCTCCTCCGACACTAACCCCGGTTGCTGGTACAGCACTAATTAATCTAAGCGCAACCCCCGGCTCGTTCACTGTTGATCCGGCAGCAAGAGAAAGTGTTGGTGTAGCTCTCATAGGTGGTGAAATAACTAAGTTCATTTCTATGTTGGTAGTGGAAATCCATTTTCCGACCATCGGGGAGGCTATTTGGTAATACCTCTGACATAATGCTAACTCCATACCGTAAGGACGTTGTTCGAAAGGTGTTGCCAGTGAGCCGGCTTCTAATTGAACTTGGGATATTTCAAAATAATCTGACGTAGTGGCCGACGCTGAAAAGGCGGTTGATTGGAATATAACAGCAATCTGATTAGCTCCGACTGGGACTGTTCCGGTGATAGAATAAGTAACAAAACTTGTTGTTAGTGTTGGTGTAACCTTAGCGATAGAAGTTTGTCCAGTCCAACCAGTATACGTAACTAGCCCTTGATCTGTACCTGTACCGTAAACTATTGAAACATCCACACTTGCGCTAAAAGTTGCACTCTTTCTAATTCTAAATGAGAGAGTAACTTGCTTGGTTCTAAGAGGAATACTATCTGCCGTTTCCATTTGATAGGCGACCCCGATAGCATTCACATTCGTTGCACTATTTGTTCTCCCAATACGCATACAATATTGTGAATTATCGGATGCAATATCCTGTCTACTTATAAGCATATTAGAAGCTACAGTACCAAA